TCTTTATCAGAATTAAGTTTGTTAGTAGCAAAGTATATGTAATCGATTAAATTTTCTTCACTATAGATAGGTAAGCCTGCAGATATTTTAGAAACGACTGGTATCTTTTTGACTGGTAGGGTTTCTATTTGAGGTTGTTCTTCTTCTATTCCCATAATATATGAAGGAGATACTCTCAATGCTTTTGCTAATTTTACAATCTTATCTCTTTTCATATTTTCTATGTCGCCAGTTTCCCATTTTCTCACAGTTGATTTTCCAACACCTACTAAATCTCCAACTTGTTCTAGAGTTAAATTCAATTCTTTACGTCTACTTTTAATGTCGGGTTTCATGTTAAATTTCCTCCTAATTGGTATGTACTAAATATAGCACTTAAGTATCTTAAAAGCAACACTTATATAGGAAATTTAAATAAAAATGTATTTTTGGACACTTTTGTGTTGACTTAAAGATTCATAGTATGTATCATTAAAGTATCCTAAAAGACACGGAGGTGTTAAACAATGAACAAAGCAAAACTTTATTCTGCTTTGGCGATGAAAGAGATGCATGTAAATTATTTTTTAAAAGAGTTAAACGAACATGGACTGAAACTTTCTAAAAGTGCCTATTATAGCAGGATTAGAGGAGAGCAAGAATTCGACATTAAAGAAATTAAGACTATAGTTAAAGTTCTAAATTTAACTAGAGACCAAATGAACGATATTTTTTTTGAAGAATTAGTGTCATAAAAGACACTTGAGAGGGGGTGGATTAATTGAACGAATTACAAAATGATCCAATTGAAATGTTCAGAACAATTAACGTTTTATTAAAAGAAATACAAAAAAACCCAAACCCACAGTTGATTGAGACAACTGCGAATTTGGTCTTAGCTTACAAAGAAGTCACTAGATAAATTTTGGTGGTTCAGAACTAGTATTAAAATATTCTATCCAAACCACTCTGTCTAAATTAACGATGATCTTTTCAGGTTTTTCGACTTGAAGAATACCTGCGATTGAAGGTGTGTTTTCTAAAACTTCAACTTCAACATTATCGCCATTATCTAAGTGAAGTTTTAAAGACATATCCTCGTATCGATCCAGAAATTGTCGGATGTTATCAATGTTCACAATATCACCTCCTTTTATAAGGAGTATAGCAGAAAGGAGCATAAACGATTGAAAGAATTACAACTCAGCAACGACTTAACCACAATAGAAACGGAAATCAAGAGTTATCAAAATATTGCAGGTCAGTCTATTTTCGAGATTGGTCGAAGATTGAAACATGTTAAAGAAAATGACTTAGCACATGGTGAGTGGTCTGAATGGTTGCAATCAATAAATATGAGTAGAGGGCAAGCAACTAAATTTATAAAAGTAAGTGATGAATTCTCAAATGATTCACCGGTGAACCATTTAGGGATTAAAGCATTATATTCTTTAGCGACCATTCCCGAGGAACAACGAGAGGAAGAATTTGAAACATCTTCTGGCGAAATGAAAAAACCTATAGATATGACAAATAGAGAATTAGAAGACTTAAAACGTCAACTCAAACAACGCGACGAACAAAACGCTCAACTTCAATCTCAAGTAGAACAAGCTCAACGTTCAGAATCAATCGCACGTAAACAACTTGAAGATGAGCAGAATAGAGAACCCGAAGTGATTGAGCGAGAAGTTATCAAAGAGGTTGTACCTGATGAAATTCAGCAACAACTCGAACAATTCAAGCAAAAATTCGAACGTGAAAATAACAATGCTAATGAACTTAGAGATGAATTGCAGCGCTATAGAAACAGTTTCGGAGACCCTAACCAAGCATACGAAGAAAAAGAATTAACGAGGTTAGAACGTGAATCAAGTATCAACGCACACAAGATATCAATTAGTATTCAGAACTTCATCAAAGAAAATTCGGTTGAGACATACAGACTAGATACAGTCATCAAAGCGAATACGAAATCGAAAGAAAGACTACAAGAAAATGTAGCATTACTGAAAGAATTTACAACCAATTTAGAAGCAATGTTAAACGGAAGAATCGTCGTAAATTAGGAGAAAAGCAATGCAAGAAGAAAAACAAGAAGTCATCTATTACTACTATGACAAGAAAGGTAATAGACGACTAATATTTGTATCTAATGAGTTAGTAGATAATTATGACCACTTGATTGAACGCTTTTCACAAATTAATAAAAACTTATATGTCTTAATTAATGGATTAGAGTTCAAATTACTGTAAACCAAACATTTGTTTAGTAACAGATGTAGCGAGCTGTTGTAGTACTGGAATAGATACCGAATGTATATAGAAAAATTATAACAGAAAGAAGGAATTCAAAATGGCAAAGCGTAAAGATGAATTAATTTTTTTACAAAATCATATTAAACAAACGAATGAACAAGGGCAACAGTTAGAACAAATCATTGAAAGAATGTTAGATATGGAAGATCGCGTTGAAAATCGAGTGTCATATGTAGAAGATATGGTAGAAGAAATCAAGAAAGAAGTACCTATAACTTATGAACAGCAAAAGGAACTGCAGTCAATTGTTCAGTCAAAAGCAAACCAATTTACAAGAGAGTATTACAAAAATGGTATTCCAGTAGATATGAAGTACCAAAATGAATTATTCAAAAAGAAAAAAGGACAATTTATTCGTGCAATGTGGACACGCTTAAAAGAGTATTTCAACGTCCCGAGATACACAGCAATTCAAAAAGTTGATTATGACCGTACTAAACAATTTTTGATAATGATTGCGTTTAAAGATTTCAAGCCCAACGAACTTGAAGATAAAGCAAGTTGGAATATCCCTGGTTTGATATAGAAATGAATTATGGGGCAAAGAAAAGAATTTTTAGAGGATAAGATTTACCTAATAAAAAGAGATTCCTAATCACACTTTTACAAGTGAAGAGGAAACTCTAATGGAAATTTAATCTTCTAATAAATCAAGATTCTTTAACAATTTTTCAATCATCTTGTCATTAGCAAGTGCGAAAGATTCAAAATAGTTATTTGCTATGACATTAGGGTTTTCACTATCCCTTTCTAGAAACATTTCAGCAAATGTTTCTTCGGCATAATCATTTCTTTGATTAATCAGCTCAGATAATTCTTCTTTCGTAATCTTATTCATTATAAAACCCCCTTTGCCATTCATTATACATGAAAAGATAAAGAAGTAATAATCGAGTTAAAAATTAATTTTAGACGAAAGAATAATAATAGATTAGGAGATATAAACATGATTAAAAACTCACTTCAAGCAAAAGAGTTAGCGCAAATATTATCAGTTTCTAAATCAAAAGCATCATTAATAATCAGAGAGCTCAATCAAGAGCTAGAAGAAGAAGGTTACATTGCAATAAGAGGAAAGATACCTATTCAATTAGTTAGAGAAAAATTTCCTTATCATAATATTTCTGATGAGGTGTTGAAAGAATTGGAGAGAACAAAATGAAGTACTTACTAAGTTACATGACGATGTTTAACGCAATGATAATAACATTAATGTTAGGTGCTGGTTTCACGACAGTATTAGGAATTTCGATGTTCGCTTTAATTTTTAGTTCGTTCTTTTGGGAGAAATGGCTAAATGTAACTAAAAAAACTAGTAGACGTAATAACGTCTACCAGTAAGAGAAAGAGACAGTATTAAAATACTATGAATTAATTAAACCAAAAAAGGTGATGATAAGTCAATTATGAATTCACAATTATTATTAGATACATCGAGAATACTGAATGAACTTGTTATGTATAGCAATCAAAATGTGGAAGTTGAATTTAAAAAATACAATGACGGTAATGTAGTTTGTGAGTTTTGGCACTATTCAAGCCATTATCAATATGGGTGTCAAAGTCTTAAATTTAGAAACATTGATTCTATTAATAAAATGAAACAAAAGCTAGAAGTTGCTAAAAAAGTAATTGCAGGGGAGTGTCTAATCGATGAGCAACTTATTTGAATTAAAAGATAATTATCAACAAGTTTATGACCTTATCGCTGAACAAGAAGATGAACAAATTTTAAAAGATACGCTAGCAAGCATAAACGATGCAATCGAAGAAAAAGCAGATGGATATGTAGCAGTTATTAAGTCTTTAGAAGCAGATAACAATGCTATAGACGAAGAAATAAAGCGTTTAAGACAACGTAAAACTTCTAATCAAAACGGTGTCAAACGTTTAAAAGAAAGTTTACAGGAAGTTATGGAGCAGACAGGTAAAGAGAAGTTTAAAACTGCGCTTAATTCGTACAGCATCGCTAACAATCCACCTAGTTTAGATGTTACAGATGAAAGTTTAATACCTAAACAATACTACATCGAACAGCAACCAAAGTTAGACAAAAAAGAGTTATTGAAAGCTATAAAAGGCGGTTTAGAACTCAAAGGAGTAGAACTAAAACAAAGTAGAAGTTTGAGGGTAAGATAGATGACTGAAGAAAAACAAGAGCAAGATATCCTAACTCAACTAGGGGTTAAAGATATCAGCAAACAAAATGCTAACAAGTTTTATAAATTCGCTATCTACGGAAAATTCGGTACAGGTAAAACGACCTTTTTAACCAAAGATAACAACGCGCTTGTGCTTGATATTAATGAAGATGGAACAACAGTTACAGAAGATGGCGCAGTAGTACAAATCAAAAACTACAAACACTTTGCTTATGTAATAAAAATGTTGCCTCAAATTATCGAAAAACTTAGAGATAACGGAAAGAAAATCGATGTCATAGTAATCGAAACGATACAAAAACTTCGTGACATCACTATAGATGACATCATGAACGGTAAGACTAAGAAACCGACATTTAATGATTGGGGAGAATGTGCGACACGTATTGTGCATATGTACAGATATGTTTCTAAGTTACAAGAACAATATCAATTCCATTTAGCAATAAGCGGTCATGAAGGTATCAACAAAGATAAAGACGATGAGGGCAGCACGATTAATCCCACTATCACGATTGAGGCACAAGATCAAATAAGAAAAGCAGTTGTAAGTCAATCAGATGTTTTAGCAAGAATGACAATTGAGGAGCATGAGAAAAACGGACAAAAGTCATATGAGTATGTACTTAATGCTGAACCCTCTAATTTATTTGAAACCAAAATAAGACATGCAAGCAATATAACAATTAACAATAAGAAATTTGTAAACCCAAGCATTACAGACGTTGTACAAGCAATCAGAAATGGAAATTAAAAATAACTAATAAGGACGGTATAAAATTATGAAAATCACAGGACAAGCACAACACACTAAAGAAACTAATCAAGAAGCATTTATGAAAGGTGGAGACTTCTTAGGAGCAGGAGAATTCACAGTTAAAGTTAAAGATGTTGAATTTAATGACAAAGAAGGAAGATATTTCACTATCGTATTTGAAAATAACGAAGGTAAACAATACAAACATAATCAATTTGTACCACCATTCCAACAAGACTTCCAAGAAAGACAGTACATTGAATTATTAAGCAGACTAGGAATTCAACTTAATTTACCTGATTTAACTTTCGATACAGACAGATTAATTAACAAAATAGGAACAATCGTACTTAAAAATAAATTTAACGAAGATGAAGGAAAGTATTTCGTTAGATTATCTTTTGTAAAAGTTTGGAACAAAGGTGACGAAATCGTAAATAAACCCGAACCTAAAACTGATGAAATGAAACAACGTGAACAACAAGCTAACGGACAGCAAACGCCAATGACAAAACAAGATAATCCGTTTGCAAATGCTAATGGACCAATTGATATTAGTGATGATGATTTAGCTTTCTAGGACGTGATTAAATGCAGCTTATTACAAGATACCAGCGAGATAACGACGGTACTTATTCCGTCGTTGCTACTGGTGTTGAATTAGAACAAAGTCATATCGATTTGTTGGAAAATGGTTACTCACTCAACGCAGATATAGAAGTGCCAGACCACGAAAAGATAACTCATAAACAACGCAGAACAATTTTCTTGTTATGCGAAGATATTGAATTACATTTAGGTCAACCTAAAGAAGCTATGAGGCAAGATTTTCAATTCGAATTAGAAATAATGAATGGCTATGATTCTATTAGTTTAAAGAATTGTTCTAAAAAAATAGCAAGAGAATTAATCGAAATGATTATTGCTTTTATGTTTCATCATCAAGTTCCTATGAGATTAAAGACGAGTAAGTTGATGAAAGAAGATAAGAGTTATCTATATTGGTCAACGATTAACAGAAATTGTGTGATATGCGGCAAACCTAATTCAGACTTAGCACACTTTGAAACAGTAGGTAGAGGTATGAACAGGAACAAGATAGACCACTACGATAAATACGTATTAGCGTTATGTCGTAAGCACCATACAATTCAACATCAGATGGGGATAGACAGTTTTAACAAATATTACCAATTACAAGATAGTTGGATAAAAGTTGATGATAAATTAAACGCCATCCTGAAAGGAGAGAAAAATGTATGAAAAAACGTGATCATATCATTTATTTATCGATACTGATCCTAAGTTTAATAGCGGTTGTTCTTTCAATTGTTTCTCTTTGTAATTAGTAATATAAACACCTTTACTAGTATAAATTTCAAAATTATAAATATCTAAAATTTGTTTTAAATCAAAAACAATAAACATCTTATGAGAAGCATAAGCGTTTAAATTAATTGGTAACAAACTGCTTTCATTTCTAATATGTTTACCTTTAGTTAATAACACTTTGTTTTGAATACACTCGAATTTTAAGCCTTTATTTTCGTCTATTAAAACTATTTTAGTAATAGAAACTGGGTTTTTAGTTTCATTTACTACATTCAGTTCAAATACATTTCTTTCGCCAGAAACAAAATGATTTTTTAAATCTACTGAAATATTTAATTGATTTTCTTTGTAGTCACGCCAGTATTTATAAGCAGTTAAACATAAAGAAATTATTGAAACTATTAACGCAATTAAAGAAATCCAATTCATTTTTATCACCTCGAAAATATTATATCAAAAAGGAGTTGAGTAGATGAACAACTTATTGATTGATGATTATCCTATATTAGTTTTACCAAAGTTAGCTACTGAGATAGGACTTAATGAAGCAATTGTATTACAACAAATGCACTATTGGTTAAAGAAAAGCAATCATAACTACGATGGTAGACGCTGGATATACAATTCATTTTCTGAATGGCAAAAACACTTCCCTTTTTGGTCTGTGATGACAATTAAGCGTGCTGTATATAGTTTAGAAAAACAAGATTTATTGCATGTAGGTAACTACAACAAAGCTAAATTCGATAAAACAAAATGGTATAGCATTAATTATGGAAAGTTAGAGGATGTGAAACGACCATCGTATCAAAATGATACGACGAGCGTATCAAAAAGAAACGATGGAGTGTATCAAAATGATACAACCAATACCAGAGACTACACAGACATTACTACAGAGACTACTAACAATAATATATTGTCGGGCAACCCGACTGTGTCTCGAATACCTTATAAAGAAATTGTTGATTACCTTAATGAGAAAACTGGTAAAAACTTCAAGCATAAAACAGCTAAAACAAGAAAGTTTATTGAAGCAAGATGGAACCAAGATTTTAGATTGGACGATTTTAAAAAGGTAATTGATGTCAAAACTGATGAGTGGTTAAACACAGACAGTGATAAGTACCTTCGACCTGAAACGTTATTCGGTACTAAATTTGAAGGTTATCTAAATCAAAAGACAAAATCAACTGGTATGGATCAGTTAGAACGTATGAAGTATGACGAGAGTTATTGGGACTAGGAGTGATTATAAATGCAATCAATGGAAAGTTTAGCTAGAAATATCAAACCTAGTAAAAACATCGTAGAAGAGCAACACAACCTTAAATGTAATAAGTGTGGAAACACATACGACTATTACAAGTTTAGTAACGGGCATGAGTTCAGACATGGTTGTGACTGTTCAATGATACAAGCTGGTAAAGAAGCAGAGAAGAAACGTAAGCAAAAATATATAAATAATATCTTCAATCAATCTACTGTAAATGGTTCGCTAAGAGATGCAACAGTAAACAATTACAAACCCCAAAACGAAAAACAAATATACGCCAAAAAAACAGCTATAGAGTACGTTAAAACCTTTTCTGTAGATAAACCTAAGTCTTTAATCTTACAAGGCTCATACGGTACCGGAAAAAGCCATATAGCGTATGCCATAGCTAAAGCAATTAAAAACGAAGGATATTCAGTGACTTTTATGCACATTCCAATGTTAATGGAGCGTATTAAAGCGACATACAACAAGAACGCTGCAGAAACAACAGATGAACTTGTACAACTGCTAAGCAACATAGATTTGTTAGTACTCGACGATATAGGTGTAGAAAACACTGAACACACATTAAATAAACTATTCAGCATTGTAGATAACAGAGTTGGAAAGAATAATATTTTCACTACAAATTTTAGTGATAAAGAACTCAATCAAAATATGAATTGGCAACGGATCAATTCAAGAATGAAACATAACGCTAGGACTGTAAAGGTACTAGGAGATGATTACAGGGAGCGTGACACATGGTAACGAAAGAGAATGTTATGCAAATACTTGAGTGTTCCGATGTGTATGCTAAAAAAATGATTGATTGGTGCAGTGGGAATCAAGCTGCACTCATCAAGTTAATCAATGACAAATTGGAAGAAAAAGGCAACAGACAGGCAATAACGGAGGTGTCCTAATGGGACTTATCGACGGACTTAAAAAGCAATACATGTTGTATCAAATTGACGGTTGGAAGATGTGTAGTGTAACGCCGTTAGGAGAAGATACTTATAAATTAGGTGACTGTGCAGGGATACACTTTAGAAACACATTTTCAGGAACGGTAACGAAAGATGAACTAGAAAAACTCAAACGTAAACACAAGTTGTTCAGAAAAGAAGAACTGCAACAACAAATGACAATTAACGAATTATTATTTTGAGGTGAGTTATGGAAATAGAGATTAATTTCAATGATACGTATAAGGAACCTATTGGCTCTCCTCGTCCACGTTTTAGAAATGCAGGTAAATTCATTCAAACATACATGCCAACGTCTTATACGAAGCATAAAGCATATATACAGAGTCAGTTACCTAAAAAGATGTTGAACAGTAGATTGAAAGTATCAATATATTTTTACTTCGCACCACCTAAGAGTTGGACAAAGAATCAAAAGTTAATATCGATAGGTCAATACAAACGTACGAAACCAGATATAGACAATTTAATCAAAACAGTGCTAGACGCTGCTAACGATCACTTATGGAAAGATGATAACCAAATTGCACACATTGAAAGCTTTAAGCAATATGCAGAAGAACCAAAAATAATCATGAATGTAGAGGAAGTGGAGTGAATGGCTGATAGAGAAGAAACAATTGAAGTTGAAGCAACACTCAAAGTGAGATGTAAATATCCAGTATGGATAAATAATCGTATTACGAAAGAAGAAGAAAAAGAGCGCATTTTAGATTTAATCAGTAAGAACCCTGAAAAAGAGTTGATGAGCGAAGATTTTAAACTAATTGAATTGGTAGAGGTGGAGTAAATGGAAGCGACAAAAATGAGAGTTAAAAATAAATACTTCTCTATTACACCAGATGTAGTAGAGAAAATGAAAGAAGCAGATATCAAATTCGAAGATGCAATAGAAGCGCCTATTGGAGTAAGACGTAGTGAGTGGGATAGTTTGAAACCTAAAGAGGACGAAATTGCTAGTTATAAAGAGAGAATGGAGCAACGCAGATTACAAGAGTTGAAACGTAAGAAACCACATTTATTCACAGCACCTCAAAAACACCCTCGCAGCGAATGGTGTAAGTACCTTATGGAGAATGACATCTTTCCTAGAAAGGTGGTTAGATCATG